ATCCCCAGAAGAAACGACAGAGCAAGATACAGAATCACAAGAGACTATAGTAACACAAGAAGAGTTTGAAAGTATTATTGAAGATATATCTTCTGAAGAAATTCAGGCAGAAGATGTAATAGAGGTAATTGATAATCTCAATTCAGAACAACTTACAGAAGTTTTAGAATCTATAGGTATAGAGCAATTAACAGAAGTAATTGATGAATTATCAGAAGAGCAAACTCTTGATCTTGTTGAAAATATTGAATCCGTAGAAGCTTTAGATAATGTTATTAATGCAATTGCTGATTCGGAAGAACCAATTGAGGCATCTGTTGCAGTAGCAATTATTTTAAATGATAACTTTACAGAGATATCTACTGAGGCAGCCCAAGAGGTTTTTGCAAATGTTGATGCTGATTCTTTTACTGATGAACAAAAAGAGGAACTCTCTGAGGCTCTTACGGAAGCCCCTGATGAAATCAAAGAGGCTTTTGAAGAGGAAATTGATGTTTATGGCGGAGGTTTTGATACTTATGTTCCAACAGGATCAAGCATTGATGTTGGCGCAAGAAAAACAGTTATCGCTGCAGTTGCAACATTAACAGCAACGGTTGCCGTTACTGGCGCTGCCGGAGCGTCACCAACAGCACCAGCAGGAGGCTCAGGAGGCGGTTCTGGAGGCTCAGGAGGCTCTTCTAATCCAAGTTCTGGCTCAGAAGGTCGTTCACGAAAAGAAGAAGAGGGAAGCGAGCCAGCAGGTGAAATTGTTGATGCTGAAGGTGAGGATGATGAGCATTATGCTAAAAATAGCATTTACGAGTATTATATAAAGGAGGGAATTGAAATGAAGAAATTTAACTGGTCTGGTTTTATAAACAAACTTTGGAATATAACTGCCGGGTTAGCATTTACTCTTGCAGGTAGCTATGTTGTTTATATTACCCTCTCTGGCGCAACGCAAAGAGCAGCGGGTGTTGCTACCTTAATTGCAATATTTATCCACTATACTCACAATATCTTTAAAAACGATATTAACTGATCCAGTTTCCTTATCACAAACAATGGGGTATAATAGAATTATACCCATTGGGGTAGGGAGGTGATCATGTCTACTAAGTCACAAAACTTAGATCAAGCACTTAAGGGAGGCGCACTCGGCGTTTGGGTCTGGCTGGCTACTGTTCAGCTAAATCTTGACGGTGAAGTAGTTGCCGTATTAACACCGGCAATTGCCTACGGACTTGCATGGTTATCAACAAGAGTTGGCGATCCAACAGTTGCTTCTTTCTTAGCAAAGAAGCCTGCGGAAAAGCCCGCTGTTAAAAAGAAGGCATAAGCGATGGAACAGGTCAAAAATATTTGCCTTCGTATATTGGCGACCTTTTCTGCCTCGGGACTTGGAGTTATCGGGGCGGGTACAATTGCTGGCGTTCCTGTTTGGAAGGCGGTTTTTATGGCAGGGATTGCTGGCGTTGCTACCGTTGTTGAAGGTTTATCACGTGAGTTCTTAGATGATGGTAAACTAGATATGGATGAAATCAATGAAGTCTTCAGTAAAGTCGATAAGAAAGCAGTTAAGAAAGAGGAGGAGTTCTAAAATGAGCGTTAAATGGAATATTATTGTACCGGTAAAACAGCCAGCAGATTTAAAGGGAGTTGCACCCGGAAAACTTCCAGACAGTCTTCTTAAGCCAGTTAAGGGCGGTGGAAAGTTACACTGGAGAGCTGCAGATGCTTGGGATGCAATGGTTGAAGCTGCAAAGATTGATGGTATTGAATTAAAGCCAGTTTCTGCCGGAGATACATATCGTTCATTTGAATCTCAATTGGCAGCATTTAGGCAGAGATATCAGAAAGAGCCAATTGCTGGAGCTCAGACAAGAACTTTTGAAGGGGTTAAGTGGTACAAGAAAGATCCTAAATTAGCCAGTCTTGCCGCACCTGGTACATCGCAGCATAATAGCGGATTGGCAGTCGATGTTCATACTGCTGCTGAACCAAAGCGCTTAAATTGGCTTATTGATAATGTTCGTAAATTTGGATTTAGTTGGGAAGTTGTGCCAGAAGAGCCATGGCACTTACGCTATACAGAAGGCGACAATCCCCCTGCTGCTGTGATTGAATTTATTACAAAGAGAGATGGGCAAGCACCTGCTAGTGCTCCAGCTAAAGCTCAAAATGAAGAGGCAAAGGTTGATCCAGCTGCTCTTCCAGTACTAGTTAGAGATTATAAAGGGGCGGCTGTTCGGAGAGCTCAAGGTCTTTTAAACAAGCATGGAATTGCTTGCAAAGAAGATTCTAGCTTTGGTCCAAAAACTCAAGAAGCTGTTAAGCAATTCCAAAAGAAAGTTGGCCTACCAACAACTGGAGATGTTGATGCAGCAACTTGGAAAGCCTTGCTCTCATAACTAAATATTGATATATTTTTAATGAGGTTTTATGGCAGCTACAAGAAATATTACAATCTATCAAGGCGATACTTATATTCATGAGTTAAGAATTAAAAATAACTCTAATGTTGCTATTAATATCTCTACAAGAACATATAATGGTGCAATTAGAAAGAAAAGGAATTCAGATACTGTTGCTGCAAATTTCTCTTCTGAAATTACAGATGGGGCAAATGGCGTTGTAGTCATGTCTCTTACTGCAAGCAATACAGCAAATATTGCTGCCGGAACATATGTTTATGATTTTCAAGAAACAAATGGGCAAACCATTACAACACTTCTCACAGGTAATGTAACAGTAACCGGGGAGGTGTATAAGTAGTGCCTGCTGATGTGACATCAGTAAGAGTTGCAACTGGAGATATTACATCACTAGCAATCAATACAGATTCTTCAAATCTGACAATTGCTTCTGATGTTACAGCTGTAACAGTTCAAACAGCAGATACAACAGTTATAACAGCTGCGCCAGCAACAATTAATCTTGCATCCTTATCTTTTGCGGTAACAAATCCAGAAGATGTTGGAAGAACAGCAAGTGTTGGCGTAAGCAATTTGGCAGCTCGAGCTGACCATAGACATAGTGCAGCAAGTCTGCTGCTTGATGGAGGAAATTATTAATGGCTAATAAAATAAGAATTAAGCGCAGGGCTACCGGCAGTGCTGGAGCACCAACAAGCTTAGAGAATGCAGAATTAGCATTTAACGAAGTAGATGATGTTCTTTACTATGGTGAAGGAACTGGCGGTATTGATGGCACAGCCACAACAGTTATTGCCATCGGCGGTTCAGGTGCGTTCTTAACTCTTAGTGGTGATCAAACTATTACTGGTAATAAAACAGTTAATGGAAATACGACATTTAATGGGATTACAATTGTACCTACCCCAACTGCAAACAATCATGCAGCGACTAAGTTATATGTTGATGGCGCAATAGCCAATGTAGCTTCCTCGTTTACAGTTACTGGTGATGGTGGTACTCCACAAACAATTACAACTGGCAGTGACACTCTTACGATTTCTGGCGGAACAGGTCTTTCGTCTGTTGCTGGCGCTACAGATACAGTCACTATTAATCTTGATAATACAGCTGTTACAGCGGGCTCTTATGGATCTGCAAATACTGTTGCTACTTTTACGGTTGATGCGCAAGGTCGTTTGACAGCTGCTGGTAATTCTACAATCTCAATTAATGCTGGTCAAATCACCGGATTTACAGAAGACGCTCAGGATGCTGCGGCTGCATTGTTTACCAATGGAACACATAGTGGCATTGCTGCAGCATATGATGATGCAAATTCAAAACTTAATCTTGATGTTGCAGATTTCACGATTACTCTTGGTGGAGATTTAACTGGTAGTGCTACGATTACAAATCTAGCTAATGCAACACTTAATGCAACAATTGCTGCAAACTCAGTAGCGCTTGGAACTGATACAACTGGAGATTATGTAGGATCGGTTGCCGCGGGAACAGGTATTGCAGTTTCTAATACTGGGGTTGAGGGCGGAACATTTACAATAACAAATAACGGTGTAACTTCTCTTACTGGAACAACAAATGAAATTGCAGTAAGCGCTTCGACCGGTTCTGTTACACTCAGCCTCCCAGCTAATGTCACAATTCCTAATAATCTTGTAGTCACCGGGGATCTCACAGTTCAGGGTAATACGACTACACTTAACACAGCAACACTTGTTGTTGAAGATAAGAATGTTGTTCTTGCGAATGTTGCAACTCCAACAGATACAACGGCAGATGGTGCTGGTATTTCTGTTCTTGGAACTACAGCAAAAACATTTAACTGGGTTGATTCAACTGATTCGTGGACATCTTCTGAGCATATTGATCTTGCCTCCACAAAGGTTTTCAAGATTGCTGGAGTCACCGTATTAAGTGGAACAAATCTTGACAATGTTACTGTTGATGGTGGTACTTTCTAAGGAGCCCTAAATGGCTAATGTTGTAAAAATAAAAAGATCTGGAACTCCGACAGCGGCTCCGACGAGTTTAGAATATGGCGAACTGGCTATTAACTATGCAGACGGTTTAATCTTTTATAAAGATTCAAGTAATACGATTGTCTCATTTGATGTCTCTAGTTCTTTTGCTATTACAACATTACAAAGTGATGTAAGTGATCTTGAGGTTTCTGTAGCAATGCAGGCGTTCTAACTCTTAGAACGGTAATTCTGGTACAATTGAATATTATGGATGATGTCAAAATTAACACAAGCAAAACACTTACGCTGACACTTCCGAGCGACCCTGCAAGCAATGTTGTTTCTGTAAGCCTATATCATGAATTTGGTTCATTAGTTTCTGGTCCAACAAATGCAACAAGAACAGGTACCGGAGTTTATACGATCACATATGGTCAGCAAGCATCTGGTATTTATATCTTAAATAGCGCTGGTCGTCACAGGGCTGATTTTACATACACAATTTCTGGAACGAGCTATACGCAATCTCAGTATATTAATGTTTATACGCCGTATGCAAATATTGATATATTCTTTGAGGATCACCCAGAATTAGAAGATGATTACTATGATCAGTTCAATAATATGGAAAAGAAAGTCCGTAATATAATTAATACTTTCTGTGGTCAATCATTTGATTACTATCCAAATAAATTTCTTATTCTTCCGGGCACTGACAAAAAGACAATGCATCTGCCATTTCCAATTACAACATTAAGAAAAGTAACTGTTAATCTTGGAGATGAGGATGAGGAAGTTTTGCATGATTCAACAGATGCAACTCTTAATAACATTGAGAAAACAAGAGAGCCTCACAAATTCCAAAGCTCATACTACATCCAGTTTAGGAAGTCTTATTTAGATAAGACACAAACTAAGATTTATGAATCTAAATTTAGCGAAGAAGATGATTTTAAAATTGAAGGAGATTTTGGTTGGCAATTTGTTCCAAACAATATTGAGCAAGCCGCAGATCTGCTTTTGGTAGATATGATGACCGATGACTCAGAATTGCGCAGGCACGGTGTTGTTTCGGTTGATATGGATACAATCAGCTACACAACTAAGTCCTCCTTTTATGAATCTACAGGCAATATTGATGCAGATGTTCTGCTTATGGACTACACACTATTTGTAATGGATTATGTGGTTTAAATGTCTAATGGAATTTTTCTTAAACTTCCTCACAAGATGGATATTTATACCAAAACAATTACAACCAGTGTTGCTGGTCAGAGGACAGTTACCTATACAAAGTCGGCAACTGTAAAAACATTCTTTCAGCCTATTTCATCTGAAAGAAGGGTTAGTCCCTATACAGATAATATTGATGAATATCAATTTTATGTTTCTTACCGCGATGCTCAAAATATTACATATGATAATAGAATTCAAAACATTGTAGATCGATATGGCAATGTTGTATACAGCGGTCCAATTGAAATTGTAAATATTGTTAAACAGCCAGGTTTTAATGGTAAAATTAGACATATACAATTAGTCGGTAGAGTGGTGGTAGAAAATGCTTAGTATGAGAATTAATAAAAGCGCAGCCTTAGAATTAGATATCGCTGCTGTCTATGCAGAAACTCTTCCAAATAGAATTGCTGCTGCTCGCTCTGCCGCTATGCAAAAAGCAAAACAGGAAGCTAAGATAAGATTACCTCAACTTGGTAGACCTGCAAAATATATTGTTGTTTCGGTTGAAGGCTTCGGTCCAATTGGTGCAACGATTAAGGCATCACCACAAAAATCTTATAGAACCGGTAAACATGGATATGATAGAGGAATGGGTGCGTCTATATTCTTAACAGGAAGAAGGGCTGGTAAAATTATTTTTTCTCAATCAAAGTCATTCATGAAGATAAGACCAGAAAGCGTTAATAAAGGATACCCGCCATATTTGGTAAAAGTTCGCATGGGTGCAGTTAGATCTCATAAAGACGAGGTTAAGAGGATGCTCAAAGAAATTACTTTGAGAAATCTTAGAAGGGGTCTTAACCTCCAAGGTTTTGGTCCAAGAGGTGGAGTCGCAAGACCTACCCTTGATGCTCCAGCGCAGATTGTAGGATAATTTATGCCAATTAGCGTATACGACATTAATCAGTATTTAAAAAACGATACAAGCCTTGCTAACATCGCTGGCAAGACAATGAGTTTCTTCCCAGCTCATGGTTATGGAAATGAAGCGGCCCCATTTGTTGTCTATTTTTATTACCCCTTCATTCCATCCGTAGAGGCTTATTGGAACAGGTATGATGCTGTTAAATATTCTATTTATGATAGTGATGTTGATAGGCTTTTTCAAATCGGGGAGAGAATTATTGAGCTTCTAGGCATAGCTGATCAGATTCAAGGCAATGTCCCAAGTTCTAATGTGAGGGTTCTATCAACTTATTTGGCATCTTCTAACTTTATAGAGCCTCTTGAAAAAGAAGGTTGGTACCAAATGGACCTTGATTTTTCCATATATTCCGTAAGCGCTTCCTAAAGTGTGGTATCATAAAAGTATATGGAGTATACTGTTATTACCTATATAGGAAAGACTTCAGGATATGTTGTCAATATAGGCAAAAAGATTTATGAATTTGAGTGGCAAAAAGGTCGAGGAATCGGTCGTCGCTCTGATGAAGTAAACCCTGAACATGCAAAAACAATTTCAAAATGGCGTGACAGGAAGGGCAAAAAAATATTTGTCCTAGAATAAAAATATAGGAGGAAATACTTATGGCAGTTTCAGTTTCTAACATTGTCGTGGGTGAGGCAACAGTCAAGACTGGCGTTTCTAACACAGCAATGACAAACGCTGACTTTGACAGCCTCACAGATGTGGGTGCAACAAATGGCGGTGTTGAGATTTCGTGGGAGCCTGACATGGTTGACATTGAGATCGACCAGTACGGCGATGCAGCTAAGGTTATTCAGTCCAAAGTTAAAGTGATGGTTAAGACCACGCTTGCTGAGGCAACATTGAACAACCTTGCTACAGCATGGAGTTACGACAACGTTACAGGTGGCGCAGATGTTAAGAGCAACAATGATGGTGCAAACACCAAGACATTGCTGTTCGGTACACAGTCGGTTTATCCGTTTGAGTACGCTTTGCAAATCACCGGTAATGCCCCCGGTTCAACAGCATCGGTAACAAAGACACGCAAGTTTAATACAAAGCGAGCAGTGTCGTTCACATCTTCAATGCTTTCAATGAAGCGCGCTGAAGCCTCAATGTTTGAAGTTTCGTTCCGCATTCTTCCAGTTACGGAAGATGCTGGTTACGAGTACGGCAAGATCATTGACCAAGTGTGATTTAAAGATAAAAATCTTTAATTGATAAATCCCGGCGGGATCAGTATGGTATACTGAAAACGCCGGGATTTTTCATCCCCAATAACACATAGGAGATAAATTAAAATATGGCAACAAATGACGATCTGTTCAATGGTAAGGAAATCCTTTTTGCTGATGGCAAGAAGCGAGTAGTTAAGCCGTTAACAATCAAGAACCTTCGTGAGTTTATGAAGGTTGCAAATGGAATGAAACAGAATGCTGAAGAGGGTGGAATGACGGATGAGGATATTGATAAGATGGTCACTGCAGCCTCTATTGCCCTTAAGAAGGCAGATCCCGAGTTGGCAGCAAATAGAGATGCTCTTGAAGAAGTTCTTGACCTCGCAACTTTTGCGCAAGTCATGGCTGCTGCGATGGGGAATAACGACCCAAACTTGTAAATGGGGAAGGTGATGAGCTAGGTGAAGATCTAGCTTGGGAAGAATTACCTCTCCTCAAATATGAATCAGAAGTCTTTGTTCGGGTTGGCGCTTGGATAAGCCTAGAGCAATTAGAAGAATCTCTTATACTACGTGAATTGTTTATATTGCATCGTGCATGTAGTCATGAATTTATGCAAAACCTCAAGGCGTTAGCCTATTCGCAGGGTGCAGAAGATGTTGACTTTGAGGAAGATTGGTATGATGCACCAGTTACAACAAAAGATGAGAGAGTTATGCGAATGCATGATCTTCCTAGCTTTGCAGCAAGTGGTCTATCCTTAGGATACGAGTCAGCATCTCAACAAAATCAATGATTTTATTGCTTTTTTTGATATCAAGTGTAATAATTATGTTGGTGAATTATGTCTGATGTCGATATTATAATACAAGTACACACACAGGGTGTGCAGCAGATCGGCAATCTAAGCGCCTCTCTTAGAAATCTTACAGCTACATTACGCGGCATTAATGTGCCGATGTCTAAACTTGATGCTCAGACAAGGGCTGTCCATAAGGCTCTTGGTATTACATCTCGTGGTGT